CCTGTAATAGGGTTAATAGACATGCCTTGACCCACAGTATATTCATTGGGATCTAGTCCAGCAGACATCATTTCTTGTTGTATTATTTGTTGTGTTTGTGGAGAAATAACTGGTGGGACTACCATTTCTCCTGGTGCTACGTGGGCAAGCATACTGTCTTCTCCTCTTCCTAAACCTGCTATGCCTGTTCCTGAGTTATCTATTCTATTCATGCTCTATTATTCCTGTAAACATTTTAACCAAAATACTAATAAGTATCTATCTCCTGATTCTACTGCAAGTCCCCTGTGCATATGAGTAAAACTCGGAAAAATAAGAGCGTGGCCTGTAGGTAAGGGCTCGACTGTACCACGTTTTAAAAACTCAGTTCCGCCACCTTTGTACTTTCCAGTGTTCAAAGGAACTACCATACTAATATCAGCACTTGCATCGTGATGCCAAGCACCTTGTTTTTTATCCCTTAAATTATAGTTGGCTATTTGTATTCCACCACTATCTACGTGTCGGTTCCAAATATTCAAAAATATAGGATTTCCTATAGTATATATCGTTTGCATTAGAGATTGAAAGATTTGAGGACAATTATCTTGAAAAGTTATTTCTGGTATTTGCCGTAAATTATCTTCTTCTGGGTTAGGGTTAAAGCCAAAATGTGCCTCTAAGTTCTTCATTTCATCTAGAAGTATGTCGCAAAACTTCTCTGAAAAAAATGGCACTGTATAGACATCTTTTAATGGTTCTTTGATTATATTATCGAGTTTTGTGTCTTGTCTAGGCTCAACACCACTGTCTTCATAAAAGTTTACTATTGGCTGTATAGAGTCTTTTACAGCATCAAAAGTGTCTTTTTGTATGTACCAATCAGAAGGATAAGCAAGTAAAAGGTTTTTAACTTGGTAATTTAAATCTTCTGCTGTATCACTCATAAAGTTATGGTTATATTACCATTAGTTTTTACAGAAACTTCACCTAAGGCTGATGTCATCTCAAATCCTTGAGGCAATGTTCTATCACCAATATCAACCCATTTGTTACCTGTATATACTTGTAGAACACCTACAGTAGTATTCCATATAATGCTGCCATCATTGAATTTAAGTGTATTTTTTTCTGCGTCATTTATTTGTCGGACATTATCAAGATCTACAGCACCTAAATTTATTTCTAGTATTCTAACTAATCTGTTAAAAACATCAGATGTAACTGTATCACTAGCTATCGGTAGCTGTGTTTGTAATAGTTTGCTCATCTTCTACCGTCTGGTTTTATATCTATACGAGTAGATCCTAGCCTCCATCCTATAGATAAATTGCCATTATTAGAAGCATCATCATCAGACTCAAACCTAAGTGCTATCTGTCTTGATCGGCTTCTTACAAATGCTTGTTGTGTAGAAGAGCTTATTGCACTTGTTGAATTAGTAGTAAGACTATCACCTGGAAAGTTTCTAGTTTTAAGAACTACATTTACATTACCACTATTATCATCTTGTATAAATTTATAATCAGGTATGATTCTTTTTATAAATGAAAACTGTTCACCATCTCCTATATCTAGATCAGAACTTTCAATAAAAACATTTGTCATAGGAGAACCATCATCGTTAAACCCCAATTCTTGTTGATATAAGTATCCACCGCTTACAGCTCTTGGATAGTTTTCAATACCAGAGTCAAGCCAAGCAGTTCTAGATAACTGTCCGTAGAACCAAATACCCTCAACATAATTGTATATAACGTATCTATCTACTTCGGTTGCACTACTAGAACAATAGAACCAACCTACTTCACTTTTATCTTTTATAGTAAAGGCATTTATTTTAAATGATTGAGTGAGGTTTATGTCTGTAAACACATAATTATGTACTGAGCATGGCAGTGTTTGAACACTACCATTGTATAAATAAAAATTGTTATAACTCATCCAGTAAACACCACTTGGAGTTGTGACCACAGCTTTAGGACCAATTAATCCTGTTCCTTCGTTTATTAAATTTATTCCAAATGTAAATGGTGGTCCAATAAACTGCATACTATATAAAGCTGTATCAGTCCAAACTAATATTTCTTGTCGTGCTTTTACACCACCAATAATAGATGAGCCGCTTGACAACCTTAATGAACCTGCAGTGTTCGTTGACAAGGGCTCAAAATCCAAAGCATTTTCTTGGTCACTAAATGCTATAAGCATAGGATCTACAGTTCCAGTTCTCGTAGAACCAGATATAGGATCTGCACCTAAAACTATTAAATGCCTATCTTTTTCAGATGTTATAACTTGTAAAGCTTTGGTAGGAACTAAATTTGCACCTGATATACCAGATAATTCTACAGCTCTAGTGCTTAAGCCGTTATTTTCTGTCCATTTAAAAATACCTGCATTTCTTTGATTTATCATCAAATCTTCACCAAAATTATCATGCGTCCATATTCTAAGCTGATTAGTATCACTTAATGTGGATGTGCTACCAAAAGTTCCTTCACCCCATCCATTTAAACCCCAACCTGTGCCAGGAACATAAACATCCAAACCCACATTTACTTGATAAACACCAACAACAGATGATCCACCATTTCCACTGTCAGATGCATTTGCAGTAACCGTAGTGCCAGATGTATCTTTGGCTTCTATTGTGTAACTATTAGCGTTTACTATAGTTGCTATTTGATATTCTTGATTTAAAACAGCAGCCGTAACATTACCGCCAAGACTTGCTGCTCCAGAAAATGTAACAAAATCATTCTGAACTGCACCGTGTGCGGTATCTGCAACAGTTATTGTAGCGTCACCATTTGATGCAGAAAATGTGACATCTCCTGCTGATGTGGTAGATCTAATAGGTGTAATGTCGTTAAAAGAACCACCAACTTCTATATAGTATTTTAGATGTGTGCCTAAACCTAAAAATTTAGTACCAGCTAAAGAAATCCACGGATGTAATGCTCTAGCAGTACCAAGGTAAGTATTAGAGGTTGTTTTCGCCCAGCCACCAAATTTTTCTGGCCTACCTTTTCTAAACCTTACAAGATTACAATCAAACCAACCCCCTTCGTTATCGTAAGCAGTTCCTTCTCTATTTATACCTGGTCTAAATGTAAGCTTCTGCAACGGCATATTAAACCTCGTGCCACTCTTTACCTTCATAAAGCAAAGCTTCTGCTTCTCTACGCCTTACTAAACCTTCAAGAACTTTGCCATTAGCTTTATTCCAACGCTTCATTTGTGAAGCTACTTCGTCATATTCTTGGTTATTTAATTTTTTTAACATGGTAGATGAATTAAGATTACCAGCACCTAAATTAAAAGTCCAAGATACCAAAGCATCAAATTGACATTGAACTATTGATCTTTGCACCGCTTTATTTACAGCATCTTCAAAAACTTCTAAGTCTTTCATCAAAAGATTTTCTGCTTCTTCTTGTGTAATGCTATCTCCTTCTTTTACACCTTTAGTAGAGCCATAGCCTATAGTCCATACATTTGCTGCACATTTGTATGCTTCAAGTTTACAACCTTCAAATTTTTTAATTAAATTTATGCCTTCTTGTGATATTTTCATATTAATCTTCCTTTTTAGTTGTAGTAACTGTCCTATAATACACAACAACGTCTTTAAGTTCACTTATATACCTTTTTAGTTCTTGCATATTGTAAGCCATAACCTCGTAATCAGGTATTGTCATAGCTAAAAATACTAGCTCTCCTTCTTGTTCTTCTATAATTGCTAGTTGTTCGTCTAAGTTTTCAGGTGTTACAACAATCCACATAGGTTCTTGCAAATCAATTTCTCTAGGCATTACAGGTTGAACAATCTTCCTGTCTAGTGGTTTTGCTGTTACTTCTATTTGTTTAGTCGGAATCAGGCTGCAACTGCAAGCCATCATCAAGATCATCAACGACAACGCTGATTTCTTCGATGTTCTCCATAATATGTTTTGTTCCATTATTTATTTTCCTTTGCATTTCTATTGGATCTGCTAGTATTTTTGCAGATAATTCATAGTTTTGTATAAACTGTGTATATCTGTTTAGTTCTCTTTGTGCTGCTTGACTTTTAATAGTAAGCTCATTCATTTGTGTAGTTTGTAATTCAAAATCATTCTGTAAACTTTCTATCGCTTCCTCTTGTGTAGCTATAGCACCCTCTAAGGCAACGTTGTTAGCTTTTAAGGTTACGTTTTCGTTATATAACCAATAGCTACCAAGTCCTAATACTATAATAATACCTATTAAAACTTGTTGCATTATTCGTCTTCCTCAATAATATAGTTTAGTCCTGTAGAACTTCTGTATTC